GGGTTTGTTCGCTTGCTGTTCTCATTTCAATGTCCTTTATCAACTCAACAGAATTAATTATACACGGTTCGGAGGGTAAGTCAACAACTATTTTCGTTAGTGTTGTTATTCTGCAACAGCAAACATCTTGCGACCATCAACCATGAACCGTTCAAAGGCTTCCATCACTCGCTCAGAGTAAACCATCTTACCTTCACTTTGAATATCTTGCAACAACTCCAAGAAACCCAAACCCAAAAATTCACGTTCTTTATTCAGAATACCAATTGCTGTTTCGATTTTCATTTTATTTCCTTAATCAAAAAAGTTGCCAGACTGATACGAAAATGCATTCTGACCAGCATCAGCCCAAGCCATAGGATGCAAATCCAACTTATCAATCACTTGACGATTACACATTTCCATCGCATTCAGTTTAGACTCTGCGGTGAATTCATAAACATCTTTACCAACATAAAATTTGTATGTAATCATATTAAGCACCATAAAAGTCAGAAGTAAAACCACATGCACTATAAACACATTCACGGACTGTGGTGTCCATTGCTTCGCCAAATTTACTGTAATCATTTTTGGCTAACATGTTAAGGCACTTGTAAGTTTCTGGCCATGTCAGGTTCATTGTAATTGCAGTAACAACAACACCATGAACGGCTAAGTTACCAACTTCGCTAAACATTCCGTAAGAGATATCTGTAGTCAATGTAGTCATTTTATTTCCTCAAATCAAATCAACTTGAACTTGCGTACCAACTTGCGAGGTATTGTAACTTGTCATACCAACACCAGTGGGAACTAACGCACCATCTTTTTGCGCCATGTAACGCATGTAAGACAAACGCAACAGAGCATCATTGGCCGCTTGTGAATGGGTGTATGTAGCAAACACACTAGACACACCAGCAACGGTAGTGTAGACACCAAATCCGTCAAACATCACACGGATTTTTTGTGAATTCTTGAAGCCCTGAATGTAAGTCTTAGTACGCATATCAAATTTCCTTTTCTTTTCTCACTCAACAGAATCTATTCTACTCTCTTCGGTAAAAAAGTCAACAACTATTTTTGAAGTTGTTGCTTTTTTGCAACACATTACAAGTAGAGAGGACCTGTCCAGCGGATTGTATATCCACCGTCTAAAATGTTACCACGTGCGGCATTACGTGCAGGAGCCGCCCAACCAGCCGCTTTCAGAATGTCGCCCTTACGGAATTTCTTGTCAGTATCTGTTTTGACAATGAAACCCCAAACGGAAGAACCAGCAACCACTTTGATGTATTTGCTACCTTCGTCAATGCGAATGCCGTTAATGAAATCGTCAAGCATACGGGCTTGAATCTCGGTGCGAGGTTTACCGCTTAGTGTCTGCCAACCTTCGTAGTCAGCAACAATATTATTCTTTAGGGTTTCGAGGGCTTCGTACATCATTTTCATTTCCTTTATCAATTAACCGAGGGTTGTAACAGAACCGCCAACAACAACACCAACTAGAATCATTACTGCAAAAATTGTCAAAACCGTAATCATTTAAATCTCCAATCAATCTCACTCACTACAGAATCTATTATACAGGTACTGGTAGGCAAGTCAACGGATATTTGCTGTTTTGTGCAAAAAAACAACACTTTTTGTGAAAAAAACAACAAAAAAGCCGTCTAGGACGGCTTGGAAATGAGTATTAGTACCTTGGTATTCAATCTTCGGACTCTAGTTCCTCGTTTTGAGGCAAGTCTTCTCCACGTTCTAATCGGTGGGTGTCGCACAATGTTGAAATCCATCCGTAGTTATTTGAACGACCAGGAGTACCACACACTTCACATGTACGATATGACATTGCCTCTGCCATGCGAATCATTCCACTAACCTCGTCAGTATAACCATTTGTGTAGAATCGCAATCCACCAAACTTTTCTTTTACTTGGCTTGCTGTGATGTATGGCATAGGTGGTGGAACTTCATTGAACTCTGCTTTTACAATTGCTATGTTAGCAGATTCAATCGCCCACTCGTCTGGTTCTCCTTTACCACCAAACGTAAAATACATTTGAAGTGGTCGTGTATCTCCAGCCAATGCACGTTTCAATGCACGATTAAATTTTAACGCTCTTGCACGGTGCTTACGTTTAAAGTCAACATGGCTTTGAATGTTTCCGCATAATGCATCGATGATGTTGTACCAACCATCACCGCATTCGAAACCCCAACACATAGCAGTATGCGTCATTGGTGCATGACGATACTTAAAAATCTTTGGGTACTTTGCTACCAATGCTTCATCCAATTCTTTTTTCATAATATATTCTCAAAGTGTTATTTTACTTTATCAAATTCTTCAAAGTCATCCCAATCATCATCCTTGATATTTCTAGGATCGATTAGCTTAGTCTGATGCTTGAACTTGTCTTTCTGTTTCTTAGACTCATTCAATTTCGGTTTTCCTTTGCGACCTTCGTCTTCATAGAAGTCACGGAAACTAGAATATTTTTTAGTCTTAGCCATTTTTCTGCTTAATATCTCCGTCAAAAATTTGTGGCAATGCATCTTCAACTAATTTTCGGGTGATGCCTTTGTAAGTAAGTTTCTTTTCTTTCACCATCAAAAGCAATTCTGCTTCATCTGGCGATACTGTCTCCAACATCTCGATGAATATCGCTTCACGTTTAATCTGTGGAACGTTACTTGTAGGAATCAGGTATTGAAACTTTCTCATTTCTCCAGGGATACGATTGTGTCCCCAATTACCGGGAGTCTCCATAGGTTTGTATGGAGGCTTTCCAGATGGAAGAGCCAAAGTAAAATCACTTCTGTATGTGTATTTCAACAATGTAACCAACTCAGGCGTTAAATTTGCAATTTGCTTCAATGCATTTGTGCGTTTCAATGTAGGCAATTCACCAATATGCTTGAATAACTCAGGCAAACTCATCTTACTAATATCAATAGCCATTTTAAAATTCCCGTATATGTTCCATCAGCAATTTCATACGATGCTGAATAAAGTAGTTAAACAATTTATCTCTGCCGTTATCAGGGGCAGTTTCATAAGCATTCAAGATTTTTTCTCGATACTCAGCCGGAATCTTAGACAAGTCGATTAGCAATTCATTACGCTTGTAGTTTCTAAGCATAGTTTCATTGCAGAACTCTTCAGGTTCTTGATCCAGCCATATATTTAGTTTTTTCTCAGTTACAGGCTTTTGACGGGCTTCTGTGACAAAAGTATCGTCTGAAGACAAGAAATTTGGAATGCCATCACTTCTGTCGCCTTTGCAGATATGTTCTTTTAGAAACTTATCTGGATCACTACACTTTAGGAACTTCTTACCCATTGGGCTGTATTGATGCACATTTACGAACTTTTGCAATTGCATGAAGTCTTTGTCGCTTGATAGAATCAGAATCTTCTCTGTAGAATCATTCTTAAATGTGACGCCAAACTTGTGGCACAATGTTGCAATTACATCATCGGCTTCAGTCTTGTCAACTTGAATAACTTTATACGGAAATGTTTCTTTAATCTCATCACGCACTTTGTTCAGCGTTTCGAAAATTAGATTCCAATCGAATGGGGATGCTTCTCTGTCTTTCTTACGACCAGCTTTGTAGTACGGAAAGAAATCTCTGCGCCAATACTTTTTGTCATCGCAACAAATAACAATGTCGCCATATTCATCTTTGAATTTGACATTGTACATTCGAATGCTGTTCAACACCATGTGGCGAACCATGCTCTCATCAATTGCGTTTGCCGCATTTGAATTCACTTGCATCATCAAGTTTGAAATCATCACCTGATTCAAATCAATTAAAATCATTTTAAGTTATCCAGTTATTACTCTAACAATAATTGTATCAGAGTTAATGCGTCCTGTCAATACGGAAGGTTTAGTAGTCAATCCATCTAGCAGTTTCTTTAGCACAATCTTGCCACCAATCAATACTTCTTTCAACGCAACTTCGGGCTTACGCAAACGTTTGCCGCTAGAAGACTGCTCATTGTAGTTTTGAATTGTTGTGCCTTTGATTGTCAAACCTTTTGCGTTATCAGAATTGTACATGCCTAGAAGTTTAGTCTTGGTATTGTACAGCCACACTTGATTAGCACCAATGATCTTTTCAGGCAAAACACTTTTCAATTGCAAATCGGCAAACTCTTTCATGTACTGAACTTTAGCGGCAAGAACACTTGCTGGCTTTTCTTTAACTTTGCGTTTCTTACGTGTGGGTTTATTGACTTCAGCAACACGGTTTGTTTCTGCGACAAGAGAATCGTAAATTTCTTTTACTTTACGTAATTGAACTTTACTGAAATTAGAATAGCCTTCTTTGATATCAGCATCTTTAGATTTCATCACCTCTTCAAATTCTTTAGACCTACGAATAAAGAATTCACACATGCGTTTCAACACAACGGAAGATAAGTTTTTAGATTTGAAGTATGATTGAAAATCAATATTGGTTTTGCATCCACTCTCAATAAACTCATCGACAAGTCCTTCAATGTCGCCAATTTCTTCACACGCTTTTTCACGAATCCTATCTTGAATAGAAGGACCTACGTATGCGACTTCAGCAACATCTGCAACCTTAACTCGTTTTTGTTTTTTGGATGAATCTAAAATCAGTTTGAATTCACGCACAAAAAAGGATTTGAAATTCTCTGAGGGTTGATATCCCATACACATCATTCTAGCGATCCAGCCAAGTTGTACTGGAATGCTTTTGTCGCTAGATGAAACCATTGCAATTTCATCTTTGGTGCGACCAACACTCGCCATGTACTCAAGCAAAAATGTTTTAGCTTGTTTACTATCGCAAATATAATTGTACCAATTCAACGCACCAATTTCTGCGACTTTGAGGTTTTGAATCTCCTCTTGATTTGTCCAAGAAGGCTCTGGTCCCATATACTTGGACTCAGCGCCAGGATTAATCTTGGAAAATTTCATAATTTATTCACCTAGTGTAAATGATACAGATTTGATAGAATCGTAACGGAATGAACGCCATTCGTTTTTCTCCAAGTCAACTACAGAGATAGACTCGTCAGTTGAAGTGGTGCGAACTCGCTCTGTCTTTTTTTCATATGTCGGAACTGCACTCTCTTGCAATGTGCATTTCATGGTACGCATTGTGCCGTCTTTCTTAAGAAAGTCTACAGTTACAGGTCCATATTTCAAATGACTAATCAGCCAATCACGAAATACTTTCTGTTCTTTTGCGTCACTTGTTGCATAGTTAAAAGTTGTCATATCAAAGTTCTCCATGTTAAAAATATCTTTCGTTCAATGTCTCTAGTATACTCATAACTTGCTCAACTGTCAAGTCGGTGTCTTCTACTCGTTCTTCCAATGGCAAAATATCCCAAGTGTCGTTTTCTACATCATACCACGCATAGATGCAGACTTCTTCTTTCGGTCGGTGAATCAAACACCATGGTGTCAATTCATGTTCTGGAAATACAAAATCTTCTTGTGCAGAATCTTTATGGATGAAGATTGCATATGATTCTAAGTTTTTATTACCACCCTCAGTATATTGATATTCATCAACACCATTATCAATTTCCAAATCACCATAGCCGTCAAAGATAATTTTGATTTCGGAGATATCAGAAATGTCTCTTCCAATTTCCAAATCTTCTGAGTCTCGCCATGATGTAGTCAATAGACTAGTAATGATATCATCAAATCGCTTGTAATCATATTCATAATCAGACATAATTTAATCCTTGTTTTCGTTTTGAACCTGCTTTTCCATTTTCACTTCAGCGTACAAATAGTCGTACAATTCTTTGATACCTCCAATGTATTTTGCATTGTGGTATATGTGAGGAACAAAATCAGTATCAGGAACTAATATGTTCAATTGTTCTCTCGTGTAGTCTTTACCCAATATGAATAGTTTATATTGACGATTGCATATTGACAGAAGCATTTCAACTTTATTTGTTGTTCTGCTTTCCTCTGCGCCGTAAACAAAATACGTCATGGTGCATTGTACACCTGCACGAATTCACTTGGTTCATAATTTATTTTTCCGTACTTGATTGTACCCTTATATTCATAAGTAATTTGATAGCCTTTTATTACATTATGAAATTCTTGTGTAATAACGTCTTTGCAAATCGGATGTGGTTTCGCTGGAACTCTAGCAACAATAGGCGTGTTTCTGTCGGAGCCAGAATAATGTATCGTTCCGTAATGCTTTTCGCAATACTGTTTTGTAATCATGTATGGCACTTTCTCAATTATAGGTTGTTTCGAAAGAACTCTCGCCATATAAACTTTTTCGTTTGACGAAGAATCCTCCACAAGAACAACTCTTGCTTGCACATTGGTGCAAAAAAGAATTGCTACAATACTATGTAGTGCATACAAACTTTTCATAGGACTATTCTACAGCATATATTCTAGTGACAACTTTAACTCGCACACTATTGCCAGGATCGTGATTGAATCGTGTGGTACGTAATTGTCCACGATATTCAAACATTACATCATATGCGATAATGTCAGTTTTGAATTCTCTGTCGGAATACGTCATACATCTTTCAGATAAATTCTTTTGCGGATTCTCAATGACTTGCCCATTAACTGGTTGTGTCGCTGGTGCAACTTGTTCAACAACGGTGCATGTTTGGCGAGGCACGGTGTATGCACGTGTACTCGTAATTGGTTGCACACGGACAACTCTCGCCAACTCATGCGTAACAATTTCCTGTGCAATTGCGGTAGATGCAAATGCACATAGTGCTACAATCAATCCACGTTTCATTTTGCAAAACCTTTCATTGCGGATGCAAGCATAATATACAACCAAGTGGCTGATGCAATATTCTCAACTGAAAGTGCGAATGTTGTTCCAAACAAAGTATTGACGGACAACAACGTAAAAATAGAACAAATTGCGCCGACAGTAATGACGCCCAAAAATGCGCCAATTGCAAAACTAGGTTTTAGTTTAAATTCCATAAAGACTCCTATTTGATATCTTATACAGTATAACAGATCATATGTGGTATGTCAAAATGTATTTAACGATGGTTCAAATTCGGCAATCAATTCACGTTCACGCTGGTGTGCGGGTTTACGTCCACGAATCACTTCAAGGACTTCATATTGCCATACTGCGCCAGCTAACTCACGCAAAGCATTGCACATTGCCCAATTTTTGTTTTCACACTTGGCACGGCTCACATGCTTTTGCCAACGAATTTTGACCGAACGAACGTAGGCCTGTCCCTGTGCTACAGTCAAGCCAACATATGAATCGCCAGTATCAACGCACGTAACTCGATATAGCACGTGGTTTCTGTCAGAACGTTTTTTTCTCAATGTCATGTTACTAGTATACCATACTGGGACAACAAATCAAGGGTTATTTTGATTTTGTTGCTCAAAAACAACAGAATCCCCCTCTGAAACTTGCCCTAAAACTTGGTTTACCATAAATAATGATGAATTAATCATTTTGTTTTAGGAGTAAACATGGCGGAAGAAATTAAAAAACCATTGTCACGTAGCGAACGTGAAGCGCAAATTAAAGACAAAGCTGGATGGCTAATCACCGTTCTAGCCGCTTTGCTCGCAATCAATACTTACATTTCAAGTGGCAATAGTAGTAAAGTGCTGAACAATACAATCAAAGCAAATGATACTTGGGCATTCTTTCAAGCAAAATCAATTAAACAAACTTTAGCTGAGATGGCTAGAGATGATGCAGTCGATAGAAAACAATTTGACAAAGCAGACAAGTTAACTGCAAAAATCAATAGATATGAATCTGACCCCGCAACTGGTGAGGGTAAAAAAGAACTAATGGCTAAAGCACGTGCATTGGAAGCGGAACGTGACGAAATTCGCAAGTCTGGTCCTTGGATGACATTTGCTGGTTCTGCATTTCAGATTTCAATTGTGCTATTGTCTGCAAGTATCTTAGCAGTTAGTATGAATCTGTATTGGGCAAGTATTGTGGTTGGTGCGTTAGCCGCATTATTGATGAGTCAAGGTCTATGGCTTTGGCTACCAATCGTTCTATAAAATTAATAGTTCTTATAATATGTTTGATGATATTAACTGTAAGTGCAGAAAAGACTAAAAAAGACGAAACGTTGAAGTGTGTTCGTTGGCGATGGATTGGTGATGTTTATGAACGAAAAGTATACTGCATAGAGTGGGCAAAAAAAGATTGTTCACAACGACTACACAAAGAAATTTGTAAACGGGAATAACAAAAATGATTGATCCAATCACAGCACTAGCCGGCATTACGTCTGCAATCAGTATGGTCAAAAAGGCAGCCAAGGTTGCTAATGACCTAGGCTCTCTTGCGCCAATGATTGGCAAAATGTTTGACGCCAAAAGCACCGCAACAAAAGCATTGATTGAAGCTAAGAAGTCTAAGAAAGGTTCCAACATGGGAACCGCTCTTCAGATTGAGATGGCATTAGAACAAGCTAGGGCATTCGAAGAAGAGTTGAAATTGCTGTTTATGCAAACAGGCAAAATTGACGTATGGAATAAAATCAAGGCTCGTCAAGCTGAAATGGATGCAGATGATGCTAATGATATAAGACTTCATAACGCACAAGAACGTAAGCGCAAACAAAAAGAAGAAGAGTTAAATGAATGGGCAATGATTATCGGTGCAGTTGCATTTATCGTATTCATATTTGCTATCGGTAGTTATGAACTGATACAATGGTGCCAAACAAGTGCTAGGTGTGGAAGATGAACGAATATCAAAAGACATTTGACATGTGCTTAAAGATATTTGTTTATGGTAGTGTAGCGTTATACTTTTTAGGCTTTCTTAAATTTCTGCCTGATGATTTGTCAGACAGAATTGTCAACGGGTTAATAGGTAGATTTATATCATAACACAAGCATGATTGTTGCTTATACTATGAGGGTGTCAATAAAACAATAAAAGGAAAATAGAAAAATGAAAAACCTACGCAAGAAGAGCCTTGTAGTTGCTCTTTTTGTTATGATGTTTGGTGCAGTATCAGCACAAACAACTGGAACTTCCAGCACAACTGGCGGAACAACAACAGGGACCACAAGTCTCATCAATCAAGGTACATACGATAGCAAAACATTAGTGGACACAAATAGTACCTCTAATAGCGTCAGCACAGTTAATAGCAACAGTACTGCAACAAGTACTTCCAATGCTACAAGCAATTCAACTGTCAACAGTACTAGCACAAATACGAACAACAATAACAACGTAAGCACTAGCACATCAACAAACGTTAATACGAACAATAACGTGAATAGTGGCACTCAGACGTTTAACAATAACAACGTCAACTCTGGTACACTAACATACAATAATAACAACGTTAATACCGGAACAATGACGAACAATAACAATAACGTCAATACAACAACCAGCAACAACGTTAATAGAAATGAAAACGTTAATAGTGGAACTCAGACGTTCAACAACAATAACAATAGCGTTAGCACATCTACCAATATCAATAAGAATGAAAATACTGGTACAATGACGTATAACAATAACAACGTTTCAACAAGTGATAACAAAAATACGAACGTCAATACTACGACTAGCAACAACGTGAATAAGAATGAAAATACTGGCACAATGACGAACAATAACAATAACGTCAATGCTTCAACTAGCACTAGCACAAACGTCAATCAAAATGCTAACGTTAATCAGAACATCAACTCTGGTGATATGACTAACCGCAACATCAATGAAACTACAATTACTCAGCGTGTGATTCAACCTCCACCAACTGCTGTAGCACCTGCAATGATGAGTGGTGGTAATAATGATTTGTGTTCTACAGGTTCATCTGGTTCTGTTCAGACTCAAATCTTTGGTGTTTCTTCTGGTGGCACAATCAGAGACTTGAATTGCGAACGTTTGAAGTTATCTAAAACTCTTTTTGATATGGGTATGAAAGTTGCCGCTGTTGCTACTATGTGTCAAGATAGAAGAGTATTTGATGCTATGATGGCAGCCGGCACACCTTGCCCATACGAAGGTAAGATTGGCGAACAAGCTAAAGTGGCATGGGAAGAAAACAAAGATAAAATCCCACAACTTGAAAAAGAGAACAAACATGAAACTGCTAAAAACATTGGGCTTGGCTCTTTGCTTGGCGTTCTCGTTCACGCCGCTTTTAAGTAAAGCGCAAACACTAGACCCAACGCAAGTCTATACTACGGGGAATATTGTTCAGAATACTCCTCAGGGTGGACCTACGCCTTGGGTTGGAGGCGTGTATCAAGACAATCTAACTTGTTGGGCTTGGGGTGATCCTGGTTACTGTGGACCAAATGCAATTGTTCGACCTGGCGGCAACATTAACTTTTCATATGGTATGACCAATCTATATCAGATACAATCAATTGCCAATATTCTTCCGAATACAGGGACAGGACTTAGAATAGACGGGTACAATTTTGGATTTACTGCTAAGAACGGAAATGGGTGGGATGATGGAAGAATGGACTATCTTACTGCATATGTCAGCTTCTATGATCCAAAAGGTTCTGCGGTATTCAATAAAAATTATGATTTAAATTCTAGATTTAATTGGACTACATTTAATTATTCTGAAACATTCAATAGTCCTTTTGCATCTAAAGATTTAGGTAGTGTTCAATACGGGTTTGTAGGAAGAGACAATAACTTTTGGGCTGGTCCCTACGGTCCTGAAATTTATAATGTGAATTTCAGTTTAAAGTATTCTGTGGATCCATGTGCAACAAATATTTTGAGTAGTCCAACTTGTCCTGGCTATTTTGATGCACTTGCCAAATTGACTCCGAAAACATCAACAACTACAACAGTTACGGAACCAACACCAACAGGAGTTCAAACTACGATTGATGGAGTTACAATTACGACAACTGGAATTGCACCGCCGCCTGGCAGCCCGCCAGCGCCACCTCCAGGAAGTCCTCCTCCACCTGAGGGTTCACAACCCCCACCACCGCCATCAGGTCCTGCACCTATGGGAGCACCAGCACCAGGTCCTGCATCGCAAGTTGCATCTACACAACCAGCACCAAGTGGCCAACAAACTAAAGCTGGCGAGGTTTCTGATTCTTCAGGCGGTTCTAAATCAACAGTATCGCTATCGTCAGTTCTTAATATGATTGGGTCTAATCAAGAAAAGACTGCGGCATTAGAAAAATCTGTAGTGCAGGCTGCCGATGCACAAGCATTCTCTGCTGGCGAGACTGCAAAACAAAATGCCGAAAAACTTGCTGGTGATGTACAATCTCAAAGCATTGCAAATAGTGGTGGTTCATCACAAACAGGAACATCATTATCATCAACAACACAATCGTTTACACAATCGCAAGGATCATCTATATCAATGCAAGGAAATCAACAAGGAAACTCTGCATCAAACTCTGCGAGACTGCAACAGTCTATCAATAGTGGTAGCATGGGTATGCAATCTGATACAATCACTTCTAGCGTAACACCTCAGCAACAACAATATAACATTCAAAACACTACAAGACAAGAGTTTAATGTAGCAATGGTAACACCACAAGTATCGTACAGTTTAGTTGCACCAACAAGATATGCACCAGTTCAAATTGAATTGCCATCGACAGAAGGAATCAAATTTGGATATAAAAGTCCAGTTGATAATGCTATGGAATCTAAACCATTCTTACCACAAATGAACACTGGCTCTGAACAGAATGCTTCAGTTAAAAAGAACGTGCAAAACAATGAAGCCGCAGGTAATGTTACAATAGAATCGATTGCAAAGCAACCTGCAAATTATGCACAATACTTTACTGTGATTCCAGATGTTGCATTTTATGCACCAAAAGAAATTTATAAGAATCAAAAGACAGTAGACAACGCTAGAACATTGAGAGGTCTACAGGGTGGTAGCGATAAGCTACATCAGGAAATGATTAATCAACAATACAAATGATATGGATAAAGAAGAATATATCTATCAATTAGTGTGTGGTATTTTACTAGTTGTATCTCTGATTGGCATTGCATGTTATCTAATTTTAAAATAACAATATAAATAAGGAAGTAAAATGACAGAAGAAATTAAAAACGTAAACGCTAAGATTGACGAAGCGGAAGCGGCAGTTAAGAAGTACGCAAGTAAAGATACAGTTATCAGCATTGGTGGATACGAATTCACACCAGCTAAATTAATGGTAGCATTCACATTAGCATCATCATTACTTGGTGGATTGTATGGCGCATTTGAAGTCTACAAAGACTATCAAGGCATGAAAGATAAAATTGCTAAGTATGTGTCTCCAGACTTAACAGAGATATATAAGAAGATTGAAGTGCTAGATGCCAATACCAGTAAAATGGTTGAATATACTGACACTATTAAAATAGATTTAAAAGGTGATGTTCGTAGATTAGAAGGTGTTGTTGAAAACATCGAACGTTCTAGTAAGACAGACCAACGTTTAACTGACTCTAGCATGAAAGAAATTAAACGTGATGTTGACGGCACAGTAAAAGAAATTAAACGTGACGTTGATGCTACGTTGAAAGATATCAACAGAGAGTTAGTAAAGAATCAAAAAGAAACTCAAGCTGAAGTTAGAGCATTGAGAATTGAAGTAGATAACAAAATCAAAAAAGCATTGGATAATCCATTAGCTAATTAATTAAGGAATAATTATGGCGGCATCAGAAGGCGTAGATTTAGAATGGGCAATCGTTGAGAAGATTCAAATCAAAAATAATAAGATTAAGAAATACTCACGCCCATTTTCAGCGAACATCTTAGACCAAGCAGATAAGTGTGTCGAACACATTTATAAGTTTGCTGGTAGTAAGAAAGTAGAAGCATGGCATTCGGATGATTCATCTAATCCTTTTGGTGTCGCAATCTCAGCAAAACCGGAACCAAAGACTGACGTAGTACTGAAGATAGGAACTAAAGTATATTCAGTCTCAGTTAAAATGGCTGGTGGTGTTCAACTTGCATCTGGACAAGGTTCATCTACCGCAGAACTATTTGAGGCTGCCGCAAAGCAAGTCCCTGGTGCATCAAAGAGTAAAGTCTTAACATCTATCATCAAAGAGTTAAAGACAATGCCCACACGACTTTTATCCGAGTCTAACAAGAAACGAATTCTTGATGAGGCTTCAGAGAAAGTTATCAATGAGTTTATCAAAGGTGGGAAGATTATCAAAGACAAGAGTTATGAATACTGGATGAAAGAGAACAAAGAACTTCTAATGGAGTCCTTGTTAAAGTATATTAACTCTGATAAAGATTATGCAACTGCATTACTGTATGAAGCAATGACCGGCGAACTTTCTTTAGCCCAATACAAAGGGGCTGTTGCAGATAGCATTATCAGCCCCAAAGGTTTTCACATCATCGACAAAAAATATGTTGAGAGTGTGAAGAGTAAAGTTAAGTTTGACGTTCGTGGTAAGTCCAGAAGTGGTATTACTGGACTTGCATTCCGAATCGACTTAAGACCTTAATTACTTAGCCGCTGGCTTTTTCTTCTTAGGCGCAGTAGTCGCTTTAGTAGATTGCTGTCTAGGCTTATTTGTTTTAGCAATAGGTGCTGGTTGCTTTTCAATCCAAGGTGTTTCTTTCACTTCAGGTTTTGATTCTGCAACTGGTGTTGCTTCAACTTTAGCGATAACGGCTTCTGTTGTTTCTTTGATGTTCTTTTCTGCAACATCCGCAACAGAATTCGGCTGAACCAAATCAACAGGTTTACTTGGCTTTCGATTTGCATTTACATACCATGCGTATGCAAGTACACCAAAAATAGCTAATGCAATAATAATTTCCATGATTTCTCCTTAATGTCCTAAAATGTGAACAGCATGTTCATAATGTTTAATGCGATCTTCAAGCCCAATGTATCCGCCATTAATGCGTTTTGTCATCGTCTTCAAATCACGAATATCGGCTAACTCGTTTAACCTTGTAGCAGACCAGAACCAGCAAGCAGAGTGAATAGCATATTCAACATCTATAAGCCAATCCGGATTTTCGATTAGTGTATTGTTCTCAAACAACTGTTGAGTACATTTCGTATAATTATTCTTTCCTGTAATTTGAATAATTCCACGACCACGATATCTCCAACCATCTCCAGACTCTTCAGGTCCATTTCCCATACGATTTGCATAGATACGATTCGCAATCATTTCTGGCTTGCGTTCATATTGTAATGCTAATGCGTCTGTAGGAAAGTATTTAGCAAACAGACTACGCAATCCTTTAGCGCCATAGTTTAAATTTTCTTGCATTGCGGTAAACCCAGCAGATTCATGTCCACATTGTGCCATAAATGCCGCAACTCTTTCTGGCGTATCTATATCGTATTCAGGTAGAATTTCAGAAAGGTTTTTGTACCACTCGTCAAAGTTTTTTACTCTAGGTATTAATTGTCGTACCGCATCTTCGGTGAAAAAGTCCATCGCTATCTCCTATGATTGTCATAGGAGTATTTAGCATTGAATTAATCCCAAAGTGCTTGGTAATATTTGCCGAATAGACGAAATCCGTTTTGAATTCTTTTCTCGACAACTTTCATGCCCTCATAGTCACACTTGTATGTGTCATTAGGACCATGTTCCATTCGAAACAACTTAGCATCTTTCTTGGGAACTTCATTGCCATCTTTATCGACAGGCTTCCAAATTAATTCGTGTTCACCAGAACGAAACGCTTCTTCCCATGAGTCATCAAGTTTACAATTGAATGCAAAAATCATTTCATCAAGTACCCAATCCCAACGTTTAAAATGATTTCCGTCAGTATCGTATTCATTCTCTTTTGCTGGCGCTGAAGTTGACTTCAATTCTTCTGGCACATCTTCATCATCAACATTAGGAGCACCATGCTTTGTCGCTTGCAATTGTTTCAACATAGGCAACACAAGCATTGCAAGTGTATGATCCATCGACCATGTATCATACTTGTCAATCTTGATGTAAGACACACGATTACGCTTAGATTCGATCCATTGACACAGTTTCAATAGCCAAGTTTCTGGTGCGTTCTTTGATTCTACAATCTCTTCTTTTGTAGTGCCATGAGAAAGCCAAGTACCAAAGTCATGCACCCATTTAGGTTTGCTTTTGTACCCATATTCATCCTCGACTTCTTTTGCCCAAAAGCAAAGTGCTTCAGCAATTTGATATGGTCCGACCCAATTTTTATAAGGTCCGATGTAAACTTTCATATAATTGTTTTCTTTCGTGTGTACTGATACACATGTGGATTTGGTTTACTGCGTGTCGATTCGCCAGATACAAATGGATCATCATCAATCAATTCGCCGAATTCTTTTTCCATGTAGTATGTGCCTATTGCTTTAACGCATTGATCCATCAAACTGTTGTTTCCTGAAGAATCGTCTTCTGCCCAAAAACAAATTGCAGACCTACCCCAAGTGCGATATCTCAAAACATCGTGAAAAATCTTTCGGTGTTTTTTGTTGCTAGGGTCAAACGTTTCAAACGGTCTGCCGAATTGTTGAATCTTGCTCATTATTACTATTGCTTTCTATCATAATTAAAAGTTGATGCGCTTCTCTACGCACCTCATCTGTTACTGCCCATGCGAAACCTTCTGGATGAAGTAACTCTTTCAAAAAATAAACAACTTTTTCTTCAGCTTGGTTCTTCATCTGATAATCTCACAAATAAACTGTTGACGGCAAAATCTTCAGGCAACTTCTCCACAATCTTTGTGAAGTGATATGAATCTGGATAGTGTCGCAAAACATTCAATGCACGTTGACGAATGTATTTAGGTACTTTGGGTGTTATTTTAGGGTTCAACAAATCTAAAAGCATTTGGTGCCCACAACGCAATGCACGATATCTTTCATCAGGTAGCGTCATAGTTATTCTCCCGAATGTGTTCTTCTATCTTAGTGAAGAATGTATTCATTTTGATTTCATCGCTCCAATTCTTTGCATAGTCATTGTCTTTATCACACAAGACCAATGCATCATCTTTGCTAATCACACGATGCGACACGATTGTTTCACCAAGATGTTCTTGGCTAAACTCTTTTGCTTCATTTAACGCAACTGTATCAAGTGCCCAATCTGTTTTATCTTTACCATACTTATCAACACCAACAGGTACTTCTACCATGTAACGTTCACGGAATGTAGAGATTGCTTCGACAAGCACCCATTGGGTTTCAATCTTTTTCATAGTCCAGCTTCCATCTTTATTGTCAGTCCAATCAATAGCATCACCAGGTTTCCAACCAGTTTCTGCTAGTATATCATCATTCAATGGAAGAATCAACTCACCAGTTTCGGGATCTTCTTCCAATGATATTGTCCAAGTTTTATTTGCCATGATTGCTCCTCAAGTTCATATCACTATTGTAACTCAAGTATGTTGGAAAGTCAAGCGGCAAGCATACGAATCAATCCTACCGAATCGATTGTTGTTAGCAATATGTAATTAGCAAGCATCCCAAATGATTTCCGAGTATAACTAGCCCAAGCATAGAGACTACAGCCGATAATCCATATAGGGTATAGAGTAAGTAGGGGTGGGTTAGGCACAGTAAAAGCCATGGCAATCGAACAGCCAATAGAAATACCCCAAGCAAGCAACTCAATGCAAAAACGAAAGTGATTAGAATTCCAGTCATCTTTAATCCATTCTATAGTAGGTCGAAACAAATCAATAAACATAATACTAATCCAAGTTAAATAGTTCTGGATGTGTCTTTGCGAAATATAGTCTCAATGTGTTCCAGTGATGAAACAACTCAGAAGAATCTTGTGTCATTGTCATTTTCTTCAATTCATATAACGATTCAATAACTTTAGAAAAGTCTTTGATTTGATCGTAATAAACTGAATAGTCATTTGGTCTGCTGTAGACTTTGTATTTTTTGTTCATGTGTAGAAACGTAGAGAAGAGGCGTTCTACAATAAATGGAAAGAGATTTAGATTTGGATCTCTTCCGTAGTTTGCACTACCATGATATAACTCTGCTTGTCGTCCAGTCAAGCCTTCAAGTTTTTCTTTGATATCTTTAACGAATGCAATATAGTCTAGCCAGAATGATTTCTTTGCGACAAAGTAACTGCAAAAACAAGTTGAATCTGTCATAACATATTCTAACGAATTCTTATCATACCCACCAGCATCAAAGGCTGCCGATACAACTTCACGAATGCCACGATGAAAGTATTCGCCCTGTTCCCATACGTTGTATGTCAATGCACTTTGAATTCTAGCGTGATTGAATACCCAAACATCGGCATTAGGATTTTCAGTAACTGCATCAATGATAACTTTTGATGGGTGACGCATTTTCTCTTGCCAACGTGGACCGAATACACCCCATGCATCTAAGTCATCTGCAAAGCCTTCATCAATGATACGATTGAAAGAATGAAACTCTCTCAACTCGGGTCGTTCATTCTTTGTATTATCAAATGGTGTAAGCAAAGAGTCTACCTGCGACAATTGACTTTCTTCAAAGCAAATCTGAAATACTTTAAAATTCATTCTGATACTCCAGCACCACTTGGTGCAATATTGCCTTCAATGCCAATCTTTTTAATTCGTTGAATATGATCGGCATTTAAATGTGCGAATAATAAATGTTCAATGTCAATGTAACCGCCTTGACTTAGAACTGAATTGATATCAGCAAACATGTTTCTGTAGCATTGTGTGATGTATGGAAGCATATTCGCATCAAAACTCCACAGTCTACTCATGTACTGAAAAATGACACCACCAGTTACTGCGGAAGTAAATTGACTAGTGAATGGTCCACGAATGATGATTTTGTTTTTAGCATTCAAGTGTGTCTGATAATCAAACCCATCATTCAAAACATATCGCCCACTCATCTTGAAAATACGTTTGTATTTTTCGTAGTCTTTGTTTGTTTCCATCTCTTGAAATATCGTACCGAATATGATTATCTCAGCCATATTCTTTACAATGTCTTGATTTGGTACTGCAAGAACTTGCATGACGCTTGGTGCGTCAGAGAAACTAACAATCGCTCTAGCGTACTTTGTTAGTTGTGCTTGTTCGTCTTCTGTTGGAATAACATCACCGCCGTCTAGAATAACAATATCAGCATCGCATCTATCTTTAATAGATTTGAGAGTTTCGATTGTTTGTTCTAAACGTTGCTGTGGAGAATAGACTCCATGCTTAGTGTGTATTGCAGATGATACTAGAAATAGACTTTCACTTTGTTGCTCTAGGGTTTTTAACATTTTGTTTTCTCACAGGTTTAGCTGGAACGGGTTTAGCTGTAGGCTTTCTGCGTTTTGGCTTTTCATCGGGTGCGCCACGTTTATTCAGTCTTCTAAAGACTTCTTCTGGCTCCATCCAAATATCCTTATTCTCAAGCATAGATTTAATTTCTAAGTCGGTTAAGAACCCGTCATATACACTACGCATGAATTTATCTGACCACTTGCGTTCATACATGATATTATCGTACATCTCACCACCCTTGCCAATTGTTCCACCAGAGTAGTTGTGAAACATGAACATAGAATTTTCTGAGATTTCAAAACCATCTGCGGCTAGGAATACCATTGTAGCGGCAGACATACATGCGCCTTCTACTGATGCTATAATTTTTGCGCTAGATTCTGCCATGACACGCATTAGCTGTACTGCGGTGAATAGATTGCCGCCTGGCGAATTGATGTGAATTTTGATGATATCAGTCTCGGATGCATTCCTGATAGTCTCAAACCAGTCAACGTAATCGTCAGGCGTAGTTATCTCTCCACACAAGTAGAACGTGTATAAATGTCCTAGGGGTTTTGGTTGTCTAGGCTTCTTAGAGTCATCTAAGCCAAGCAAAGAACTGATTTTTTCTTCTTCCATTATTACTCACTTTCTACATTATTATAGAGTATACTCTATTTTGTTTCTGTTGTCAACTTATCAACTCCATATTTGCATATCCAATATGCATCTATCAAGTCGGAAGAAGGGTTCCATTGTTTCTCTGTCATATGTAGTTCTTCTTTTAATCGAATATCATGCACTTCTTCAAAAACTTCTTGCATTCTTTCTTTATTCGCATTACCTTTACCTGTAGCGTATTTTTTAATTACGGTAGGTGGAACTTCTGTGCATTCTACAGCAAATAACCACAATCTATATTTTAGAATGCCTGCGTTTTCCGCAATGTTAAAAACTCTGCCTTTAGACCCCATAGAGTATCCTTCTAAGAATACATGTGCGTCTTTGTCTCGTTCTAACAATCTGTCTATGAAGAAATTTGATATGCCATCGTATCTGAGTACATCACTTAAACCTTCATGTTCGAAATACTTACCTGTTATGTTTTTAAACTGAACATCATATTTTCTCAATTGAGTTAGAAAATAAAAATGACATTTATCAAAAGTAAATTCTCCATCATCAGTATCAAATATGCACATTGCAGGTGAAGTTAATGAGTAGTCCAGTCCAGCTACAATCATTTATCGTCTTCTTCTAATTTCCAATCATCAATATCTTCTTCAAGTAACTTTTCCCATTCTTCATCGATATCGTCTTCTTCGTGCGTACCAACATTTTCATCTGTTAGTTCTGATCCGCAATAAGAACAATGAACTGGCTCGTTATGTGTATCTCCTGCAACTGGTGTGACAGTATACTCTGCTTCGCATGAGTCACAAAATATCTTATACTTTGACATAAATCTCCTTATTCGTACATTACTGTATCAGCATCACCAATTGCCCATTTTGGATTTTGCTCTACAATATATTTTTTAGTGCAGACTTTAAAGTCTGGAAATAATAGTTGTTTAGGGTTGCTTGCCGCATCGTTAAATATACAGCGATTGTTTGGCTGTGCCGCATACTGACCATTGTCGAGTTCTAAGAAATTGTATGATTTATGGTCTTCTGGATTTTCGCTATCGCCCATATCTAGATATTCATCTGACGCACAATTGTCAACAGTAAACATGTAGTTTCCTGGATACCATTGTTTATCTTTAGCGTAAAATTTGCCACTCAGATTCATTAGAAATGATTTTTGTATCACGGCAATGTCATACGATAAACAGTCCCATATTTGCAAATGATCTAGAGGTAAAAATTTATCTCTATCTAAATTGTGATTTCTGCTCACATACGCTTCTAATGGAAGTTTATCGTACAATGCTCCATACTCAGGCAAATAAGATTCAATGAAGAATGCTCTACGGCTCATTGATTTGATTGATACCCAAATGCAAGGTACGTATTCACCAAATCCTTTTTCGAAATTATAAAGAAATTCTTTTCTTATATAACATCTAACTCTTGGGATGTTTGCTACTAAAAAACTCATATCTTTTTACCAATGCCTTATAACGCCCGCTACAATAAATAGGTTCGTTATTATATAGCAAAGAACAATAGCTGTTCTGATGATAGCAACTTTGTCCGACTCGTTGTCACAGGCACTAGCTTTTTCTCCTAGTGCCTTTGCCCATAATCTCCACATACTTACTGAGTACAAGTTCTTTCACGATAGATTTTACCATCGGAATTTTGAATTTCTTTCCACTCTGTACACACTTGATGTGACTGTTGAATGATAACAGGCTGTTGCTGTACAACTACTGGAGGTGGGGTTTGATTCTTTACAATCTCATATGTGACAACTCCACCAATGATTGTTGGAATCACCCAACCATAATTTGGGTGCCAACTATGGTGTCTAAAATGATGATTGTGTCTATGGTGATGTTGTGCAAATGCAGGCACACTCAGAGCAAATAGTACAATTGCTAAAAGTTTTTTCATATATTAATTGCACCAAGATTGTTTTGCTTCACCATAGTACTCTCTAGCATATCCTTTAGAGATTAACATACCACGCAAACTTTGTCCGTTGAGAATAACATCACCAAGAACACGCCCACCATATTTGTCCCAGTCCATTAAAATGACTTGACGTTTCTGACTTGCGAGAACAGCTTCTTTGGTGAATTTTGTTGCGGCTTGTCCCCTAGCATCTTCACTTGGACATTGCGCTCTGTGTCCCTTCTCTGGTGTGTCAACACCAAAGACACGAATGCTCAATTCTTTTTTGAGTGGGTCTGGGAGCCAAGCCGCTTCAAACGCAACAGTATCCCCATCGATAACCCTAGTAATATTAGCGTCATATATAACTCCCTGTTTTTGCTTTCCTTGTGCATGTGCGTTCCATGCAGGAAATGCAAGTCCAATCACAACGCATAACGACCAAATTTTAATATTAGAGAATTTCATGGTCTACTGTAATTCCATTACTGCTATTGTATTGCGTTCTTGCATACAATGGTGATGCAGTATTTGCTAAGTCTGCAACAAACGCATCCAATTCTGTTCTATTGATGAATTCTTTAATTGAAACTTTTTGTAAATCTGTTTGTGTATTAGAAATTTCAACAATTTTTCCAGTATCAATATACGTTTCATTGTAGTAAGTTGCGGCCGCATTATCCGAGTCTTCGGTTCTCCATTCTACTCCAGTATTTGGACGAATTCTTGTTGTTTTTAATCTGATAGCCATTTAGTCTCTCCTATTGGTTTGTATGACAATACTATTTATTATGCGGCTTTGCCCCAAACATCAGCCCAATCACCTTTTGTTGCACCTTTTGCATAGTCTGTAGCACGATTCTCAAAGAAATTAGTGTGTGTTGGTGCATTAATCATTTCTTCGACCCATGGCAATGGATTTCGTTTGACTTTAAAGATGCCTTTCAGTCCAAGACTAATCAAACGTCTATCCGCAATATATCTAATGTATTTCTTAACTTCTTCAGAAGTCAGTCCTTCCATAGAACCCATAGAAAACGCCAAGTCAATAAACTTGTCTTCTAGTTCTACCATCTTCTCTGCAATTGTATAGATTTTAGATTTCAATTCATCATTCCAAATCTCAGGATTTTCTTGAACGTATGTTCTAAACAATTTAATCATACCTTCGCAATGTTGTGTCTCATCAACAATTGACCAAGTAACAATCTGTCCCATGCCTTTCATCTTTCCGTGTCGTGGAAAGTTCAAAAGCATAATGAATGAAGAGAACAATTGCATACCTTCTGTGAATGCTGAGAATACTGCAATGTGTGTAGCAGTAGATGCAATATCACCATTCTTACTAGAAATATCCAACACATAATCGTGTTTGTCTTTCATTTCTTGATATGCTAAGAATTCGTTATATGTTGTATCGGGCAAGCCTAACGTTTCAATCAAATGTGAGTATGCGGCTACGTGTAATGCTTCACGTGCGGCAAACCCCAATAACATCATACGTACTTCTGGTTGTTGAAAGTATGGAAGATAATTCTTAACATAGCCACCGGCAACATCAATGTCGCCTTGCGTGAAGAATCTAAAAATGTTTGTGAGAAAATGTTTTTCTTCGTCAGTTAATTTTTTCTTCCAATCTTTCACGTCCTCTGCCATTGGAACTTCAGTATGAAGCCAATGACTCTGTTCGTGTTTTAACCATGCGTCATATGCCCATGGATAGTTGAATGGCTTAAATGAATCTCTGCTAGTGGTTAGGTTTGTTTTTGTTTTCATTTTTCTTTTACGTCAAATCTCATGCTTGTGTTTGGATACTTATGTATGAATAACTCAATGATATCTTCAACAGATTTGCCTTGTGCTATAAAAGAGTTGTCTCTGATATCCCAAACATAAATCTGATTGTCGATACATTCGCTACGACACACAACTACTTCTGTTCTTTCTTGTTCGATTTTTTTCTCTACAATTTTATCCACTTCACCTCTGTAGCGGTTAATCGTATTGACAACTATGATCCACAGAAAGAAAACTAATAAAAAAATTTCTAAAGTACCGAACATATTATACTTTTAGCCAATCACTCAATTCATTTTTCATTTTCATACCAGAAAATCTTTTAACTTCAATGTCACCATCTAACATCACTAAAGTTGGAACACCACGAATGCCATAGTGCATTGCGAGTTGTTGATTCTCATCAATGTCGATAACCTCAATTGGAATTTGAGTTTCAACGTCTTCTAATGTTTTTGCTAACATCTTACATGGCTGACACCATGATGCTGTAAATCTAAGTACTTTCATTTTTTATCCTTCACATGCGAGACATGCATCACCATCAATAAGTGCTTTCATGTCGAGTTCTTTAATTACTTCACGTTCAATACGTTTAGATACTTTATCTGCTTTGCCAATCTTTTCTGAACGACAGTAGTACAATGTTTTGAGGCCTTGCTTCCATGCTTGAAAGTGTACTGCATGTAGATACATAATGTTCACATCAGGGCGGAAGAATAGATTCAATGATTGTGCTTGGTCGATATACTCTTGTCTATCTGCGGCATGATTGACTAACCAACGTTGGTCAATCTCCATAGAAGTCTTGAATACATCTTTAGTCCAATCATCAAGAATATCTAAGTGCTGTACACTACCATCATTTGCGATAATGCTAGACCAAACTGTCTGATATTCATCATCTGATTTTACTACACTTTTGATGATCCTGTCAAGCCATTTATTTTTGGCTAATGATGAGCCCGATAGAGTGTCCTGACGATAAGCATTAGCACGATAAGGTTCGATACTAGGGCTAGTATTTCCCATGATGATAGACGAAGAAGCATTTGGAGCAATAGCCATAAGATGACTAAAACGTTGACCAGTGCCAACAGCATCAAGAGCCTCACCTCGCTCTTTACCCAACTTAAGATTCGCATCATTGAGTTGTTCCCTTACGTGTTTAAAGATTTGTTTGTTTCTTCCGACTGCAAGTGCCGATTCGAATGGGACGTTATTTCGTTGTAGATAAGCATGAAACCCAAGAGAGCCGATGCCAATACTGCGCTCACGTATGGCAGAGAACCTTGCACGTTCAACGGCGGAAGGAGCATTATCGATAAAATACTGAAGAACATTATCAAGCATTTCTGCAATATCAGAAAGAAATAAAATATCCGTTTTCCACTCATCATAATACTCCAAATTAACTGAAGACAAACAACATACTGCTGTTCTATCTTTATCTGTAGGTAAAATAATTTCAGAACACAAGTTTGACTGCTTAATGCTTAGACCCAACTTCTTCTGAAACTCTGGCATAGCACGATTGCTTGCGTCAATAAAGTGTAGATATGGTTCACCAGTCTGCATACGAATATCAAGTATACGTTGCCATAAGTCTTTAGCAGAAACAACTTCACGCACTTCATTACTGTGTGGGTCTTTTAATTCCCAAGAATCATCCGCATCTTTGTCTTGCATACATCGTTCGATGATTTGCATAAACGAATCTGGAATGTTAATGCCGTGATGTAGATTAAGTGTTCGTAGATTTGGATCGCCCGTAGGCTTTCTCATTTCTAAAAATAAAAGAATATCGGGATGAGATATATCAAGATAAGTAGCATAAGACCCCCGCCTTGTCCGCCCTTGTCTGTATGCCAAACTACTAGCGTCATAAGTCCTAAGATGAGGCATAACCCCAACGCTCTTGTCATCTGAACTACGTATTCCAATTCCAATTCCAACTCCTCCGCCCAACATACTGAGCCAGTTTACTTCTGCAAGACAATCGACAAGCCCCTCTGCGCTATCATGTAGATAAGGCAAGAAACATGATATAGGCAAACCACGCTTAGAACGACCAAAAGAAAGAATGGGAGTAGAATAAGACAACCAATGCTTACTGCTATATTCATATAATCGCTGTGCATGTTTTGAATTGGAGCCAAACGCTTTTGATACATAAGCAAATCTTTCTTGTGGAGAAGTTTCATCCTCTCGCATATAACTTTCTTTTAATCGTTTAATGCCTAACTCATCAAATAGTGAGTCTCTACTATAGTCGATTACAATATCAGTTGTCATTCAGGTTCCTTCTCGTATACTTTTAATTATTGGAAATACTTTTGCAATTACATTCGCACATGCTCTTGCAATCTCTGCGTGTTCTTCTTGTGTTCCATTACCATCTCTCAAATCAATATAATGAATCCACGATCTAAGTGTGCCATTCACATAAAGTCTTGATACTGTATTACCTTCTGGCAATACTGCTCTTGCTTGTTCTTTTGCAATACCATTATTAATAGCCCATTCATAAACATACTTTGCTTCATCAATTACTCTTTGTTGCATCAAGCCCCAACGGGTTTGCAATTCAACATCTTCTGTCTTAATACTATTCTGTCTATTTTTATTATCTTGTAAACGGGCTTCTCTAATTACAAAATCTAATTCTTTTGTTGGGTCTGCATATCGCTGACTAAATTCTTGAAAAGAAAAACTTCTATGTCGTAATAGCTGTCTTGCAATGTCTCTTGTCGTTTCAACTTCAATACACGCCGATACCATTTCAAGTGGAGACCAGTGTTTATGTTTGATTAAATATTTAATTAATTTTTCTGATGTTTCGCTATTAGATTGATTCGATGGATTTGAAACTCTTGCACAGTATGCTACAAGGTCTTGTAGATTGGGTAAATCGAGTTCAAACGCATCTTGTTGTGTGGGATCAATTGCTTGCTGTGAATAACTTATTAATTTTACGTTCATCTCATTCTCCAAATGTTATATTCAAGTAGTGCCTTAGGACCACGAAAAGTATTTTTATTTATTGTATTGAGTATTTCATCCTGTGTTTTTCCAGCTAGTATCATATCGTTGATATCTTTTTCTTGATATGATTTAGGCCAGATCACAACATTTGCATTTGCGTTAATTGCATCGCCAATCTCTCTCACAATTTCTTTGTTTCTAGGTTCATTATCGTAAATTAGTACTAACTTGTCTTTCGGCAAATAGTCTAATGCATATTTTAAATTCGAATTGCCTACAGCGACTGCATTAGGCAAAAACAAACTATCGATTGGACCTTCAGTAACAAAAATAGTCTGTGATGTATCTATCCCGTTCATGTTGTAAATCATGGGCGAATCTTCTTTTATTTTCATAACAAGATATCTTAACTTCTCTCCACGAATTGCACGTGCAGTTAATCCCACAAGTTCATCGTCTTTATCTTGAAATGGCAATACGATTCTAGGTTCATTCGTCACAATCTTCTCTTCATATTCTGGAGAAAAGACTTTTAACTTCTGAACATCTTCAACATAATATAGTGTCTTTAATTTATCATTTGGCACTTTTCTAGAACGTGCGTAAACGACAGCTTCATGTTTTTCATCAAGTTTAATTAGTGGTGTCAATACACCTTTGAAGTTATCTGTCTTATTGCTACCAAAAAGCACAGGCTTAAAAACAAATCCATGTGACTTATGACCACGATTTCCTGTATCACCTTCTTTGTATCGCTCTAAGCAATACTCTTTGTACAGATTGGGATCAACAGCTTTAATTAGATTGCCCAGCGAAATGCTAACGGAACAGTTGTGGCACTTGTAGAATAGCCCACCTTTTTTCGCAAAGATGTATCCACGTGCTTTAGTTCTATTTGTTTGGGAGTCACCACAGATGGGGCATCTGAAGTTATAGGTGTAATCGCCCTTGCGAACGAATTTGTCCAGACGGACAGAGAGTGTACCAATGTACTTTTGGTCAATCCAAATGCTCATATTTTCTCATTATATACAAAAAGCCTATCGAATGTACATTATAGCGTACATCCTATAGGAAGTCAATCAGTTAAATAGCTTTGATAGTGCGTTTAGGTTAACGTTGGAGATTACCCAAGCGAGAACGATAACTCCACCAGCTACCATCCATTTCCATTGAAGAATTTTCTTCAAGTCATCATCTTCTTTTTTATTATGTTCTGCGATATCTTCTCTGAGAAATTTTATCTCTTCCATAATTCTACGTTCAGTCAACTCAACTTTATCCGCAACTTCTCTGCTGATAGTGGTAATTCTAGAATGCAATTCTTTGATATCAGCGTTTGTGTCTGCTTTTCTTTTTTCCATGTCGTTGTATATTTGGTTGACCATGCGGTCGTGGTTGTCCACCAGTTTCTCGATAACTGAGTCCATTTTACCACAAAGCTGTGTGATAGTCAATACTTGATTCTTAAGCACTTCCACATCAACTTTAATTTCTACCGCATCATCCATTTAGAAACCCAGCCAATTCTTTTTAGGTGATTCTAATTTGATAGTGTCGCTCTTACATTTTTCCGCAAGCGCAATTGCACCAACCTTTGCAGATTGGTCACCGCCTTTTGCAATTTCTGTAATTGCACTCCAACATGCAGTTTGTGCCATAGTGTTGTCTTTGCTGATAGACTTTGCAGTATCAACATAATTGTTGTAATCTTTAGGACCAAGATATGCACAACCAGTCAGCACGAATGGAACTATCAATAACAGTTTTTTCATTTGACATCCTCGAAAATTTTCTTTTGTTGTTGATACCATTCATTCCATCCATCCACTTTAGCGGAACATTGATAGTACAAAGAATAGTTTTCAACAATCGTTTTTAACATATCGGTGATAGCAACTCTATCACCCTCTATCTTTCTTAAGTTTTCGCACTTTTCAGTTAATGCTGGAATAGCATCAGGAAACTTTTGTGTCACGGGAACGACAGTTGTGCATCCGACTAATAATACAAGCAATAAAGGTGCTAACGTTTTCATTTTTTAGCCTCTGTCGCTTTATTTAAAGTGGCGGCAGCATTGTGAGCATCTATAATATCTTTAGGTACTGGGCAATTCTCTACGTACTTGATAACTTCTTCTTTCTTCACTACTTCTCTGTCGATAAATTGTATAATGTCTTTCCCCTTTTCTTTAACTACTTTAGTTTGGGTAACGACCTTTTCTTGTATCTCGACATTCTTCTCTTTAGATTTTTCTTCTGCTATCTTAACTTTATCTTCTAACTCTCTTACCCTTGCTTCCCACTTAGCTTCGTTCACAATGCCGCCTTCCATCCAAACTCCAAATAGCAATAGCAATGCACCAAATACTTGAATAGGCAGTCTATATGGAATAAACTTAAACACGGATGCTACAATCAAAGCAAGCAATGAAAAAATAACGATCAGATGGTAAAACCAATCCGGCAATAAACTAAGCATCCACATAATCTGCCACATAATAATTACTCTTTACTTGCGAATAGTGAACGCACTTTAGTTTCTAAAGCCTTAGCCCACTCTGGTTGAGGAAAGTGCCAACCAACAAATGCACCAACTAAAACCCAAAAAATTGTTTCTAACATATCATTCCCTTTCGAATTGTTCTGTAAACATTCCACTACGTCCATGACGTAAGAAAATCATTGAGCCAGTCTTCTCATCTTGTAGAATGATTGGCTTCTTAGGATACTTTCTGCCGTATGAGCGAATCGCATCACCGACTTCATCATTACCAACATATTTTTCATATTTAACATATTTCTTTTTACCAACACGTGCTTTGTTGAATCTTTCAGTATCAACAACAAACACATCATTCTTTGCGAATCTACGCAAGAATGCTCTACTTGCTGGAGGGTTGCCATCTAAGCCTGCAACACCTGCTGTAGTATTTCCAATTTCTTCTTCTACTGCTTCATTCAACATAGATTTGTTATTGTAGAAATCTAGAAATTGTTCTTTTAATGTATCTTCTTTAATATTGTTTTCTTCTTTTAGCAAGAACAATGCGGCCGCATATGTTGCAAGTCTTGTCTTACCAAATGGAAGTTTCTCTAAAACTTTTCTAAGTTTCAGAATGAGCAAATCAAATTTTGTAAATGATTCTTGCTCTGCTGAAGTCTTTCTAGCATTCTCATCTTTTACAATATTACCTTCAGCATCAAGCACACCAGTCTTGTATGCTTCCCACTCTGTGTATGGAGTGGTTAACTTTCTCAAGATTCGGTACACTAGATATAAGTCTACTAAGTTTGCCATCAAATACTCTTCTTTAAATGTGTATAAAGTTGTAAATCTAAAACTTCCAATTCTTCTGCTCTAACGTATTCAAGATGAAGAAAGAATGCATTCAAAATATGATGATGCTTCTTCTCTATCTTAAAACGCAACATATTGACACATGCTTCAACACCAAAAACATTTGAAAGAGAGATTACATGATTTAAAATTAATCTCTCTTTCAACTCTTGCTTATCTGCATACTTGTTGACGAGTCTCTTGATGTATTTAATGATTTTCAAATCATCAAGAAATTCTAAAACCGATATGCAATTTGGGTTAATGTAATTGCTTACAGCATATTCATCAAAGTTATCATTATTCAAAGTAGACATTATTAGAACGTATTCAGCGTGGCTCTCTTAATTGTGTTTGCGTCAACAGCAATATAGATGTAGCTTGAATCCCAAGCAATAGTGCCAACACCCCAACTTAATGCGGTATTGTTAGAACTTGCTGGAGTCTTTGCAGTACGAACACGAACTGCGTTTGAATTAACATCAAGTGCTTCAGTTGGATCGTTATTCAGAATACCAACTCTGTCAGTAGATGCGTCAATAAAAACTGCATTAGCAGAATTATCAGACTTGATAACAGTATCGCTATCCGCACCATCGCTATTGATTGTAATACCACGTGTGAACGTTGTGTTTGTTGTCGCATCAAATACAAAATTGTTTGCGGCTAAGGTTGTGTTGCCTGTTGTTACTAAGTTGATTGTGGTGAAAGTTGTCTGCGCTGTCGAGCCAAACAAGTCTTCAATCGTAATCTTCTTACTAACTGGCGATCCTGCTGGATCATCGATAACTAAAAGCAAATCTGTGTTTGCTGGTGCAGTCAATGCTGTTAACTGCGTGACTTTTTTATCTGCCATTTTTTTTCCTTATTAATGTAAACCCAACTGAATGGGAATGCTACTTCCGGGACTCGGACCAAAATGGGGACCTAAGTCCCCATGTATTAAGCAATTGTCAAGATTGCGTTTGCTGTTACTGTGTTTGCTGACTGACCAGTGCTAGACATTTGAACACGATAGATAGAACCGCTTACTGCAACTGAAGAGTTTGCAATATTCAATGTTGCTGTCGATGTGTTTGTGTATGTACCAGTGTTTGTCAAATCGCTGAATGCTACGTTAGCATTAGCGGCACGTTGCCAACGATAGTTGATAGTACCACCTGTTGGTAATGTTGTTGCGGCAACTGTAAATGTTGTGGCAGTTGCGGCCGCTACTGATGTGCTAGATGGCTGTGTGCCAATAACAATCTTAACGTCTGGATATACCGTATCTTCATCATCAGTAGAAATAGAGCCGATTGCGGCTAATACTTCAGTCTTTCTACGAATGTTTCCGTGCATGTCGGTATACACGTTTGTGTAGACCCATCCAGGAATCTCATTGTTTGCTGTAGCTTCGCTAGTGTCAACGCCATAAATGTTAGAAACGTTTTGTACTGTTGCGTCTGAACCAGCCGCCAAGAATTTTGGTGACTGCTTAAGCGTTGCGCTAATACCGGTTGTATTTGCGATTGCCCATGCTGGACTAATCGTCAATGCGGTATTGCTAGTGATTCCAATAACTTTTGCAGTAGTGCTGTTAACTCTAATAACATCACCAACTTGTACTTCGCCTAAAAATAACGTGCTACTACCAGTAACAGTAGATGATCCGTTTGTTGTTGCTACTGTGCCTGTTAAAGCAAGTGCGTCTTTATTTCCCCATAGTGCCATGGTATTCTCCTTTGATTAATATCCTAGTTTTCGTAACTGTGAAATAGTGTTCATACTATTTATATGTCGCACCCCAATTCCACCCTTTGCAACCCACTCTTTGATGTTTTTTTCGTAGTCATCAATTAAAAGATTTGGTGTTCCGTCTGCATTTACTGCAAATTTCTGCTTTTCTTCTCTTGCAACAAGATAAACATGCTCTACATTACCCAAATGCTTTCGAACCCACTCAATCTTTTCCGGCTTACAAGTAGCCATACGCTTGGAAGGCGTGGACAAAATATATGGTTGATGCGGCTTTATGAACCTCCATAGTAGCATTGCATCAGGCATAGGCTCTAAGTTAGCCCAAAACTTTGGTACTTTACTTAGTGCTTCCCATTTGACATCCTTTTCGGTATGCTGAAAAGGTTCTAAACCTTGTGAAGTCAATACTTTATTTGCTCCGCCCATAAAGTTGACTAACACTTGATCCATGTCACAATAAATTTGTGGCAATTCGTTCATTTTATTCTTTGTTTTCTTTCAATTCCGGATTAATTTCGATTGGCTCTTTCTTGCCAGTCAATTGATCGCCCCTTTCAACAGCTTTTTTGCTAGGGGTTTCTTCTTTAATCTTCTTTTTCTTCATTACGTCTTTAAGTTTCTTTGGCTTTTTAGCTTCAACGATTTCTTCTTCGTTAACAGAAACATTGCCAACTGTTTTAATTTTAACGTTTGCATCAACGCCTAATGCTTTAAATGCTTTATTAAATTTCTTAGCTAATTCTGGACCACCAGACTTGAACTCAGGAACTTTATCTTCTTCGGATACCGCAAGCCACTTTGAAATGCCACTCTTTTTCAATTCACCTTTAGTCACATGCTTTGCAACAGCATTCAAATCTGGATTTGTACCTTCTTTGTTCAAAAGATTGTGATAGCGAACCGCTTTCTTTAAGTCTTTGCTTGCGTTTGCATTCTTTGGATCACCAGCTTTGTCAAAATGATCGTCTGCTTTAGCTTTAGCTTCAGCACCACGCTTCATAGCCCTAATCTTGTCCATCAAACCTTCAGCCATTTTCTTTCTAGCGGCTAGTGCGGCTAGCTTCGCACGTTTGGCGGCCGCTTCTTTATCATGCGGCTTGTCGCTTGGCTTAACGTCTTTGTCGTATGCGTCACTCTCTTCCATGTCCTTTGGCTTATTACCCGCCTTCTTCATTGCAATAGCAATAGCGGCTTGTTGTGCTGGACTACCTGCTTCATCGATTTGAACTTCTTCAATGTACATGTTCAATTCATACTTATGATTGTCCATGTTGTAAACTTGAAGGTGCAATTTCTTCTTAGATTCTTTGCCGTCTTTCTTTAGATTAACAGAGAATGAATTTGTTTTACCAGCAGAAGGTTTCTTAGGGCCAGTAGCAACTTTGTCGTGCCAATCATCCATGTCTACTTCAAAGCCACGCTTCTCTGCTTGCTTGATAGCTGTCTGTACTGCTGTAGAATAATCTTTGTGATAAATTTCATAGTCAGACTTCTCTTGTAAGTCTGTTTCTTCTTTACGCAACTTTGCTAAATCATCACCATCAATTTTACCATTCTTGTTCTTATCAAGTGCTTTTTGTTTTGCTGACAACTCTTCACCACGCAACTTCGCTAAATCAGAACCATCGATCTTGCCGTTCTTGTTCTTGTCGATTGCTTTTTGCTTTGGAGACAATTCTTCATTTGTTTTCTTACCATACATGTCAACTAGTTGTTTAACATAGAAATTGTAATGACCACGGCGATCATTGTATTCTCTATCTCCAAGTACAGTCTTTAGTGCTTGCACAGCATCTTTTAATTCTGAACCCTTCATTATTTTTAATGCGTCTGTGACAAGTGAATCAACTCTTTGTGAGGCTTCCGTCACATCTTCATTTGTTTTCTTATCGTCATTGTCAAACTGTTTTCTAGTAGCTTTCATAATGCCAGAGAAACGTTTGTTGCCTTTTTTAATGTCGCCTTCTTTGTCTGCCTTAGATGCGTCTTCGCCAGCTTTCTTTTTATAGTCTGCTAGTTTCTCGTTAGACAACTCATCAAGCTGTGTTTCTTCTTTCATGTTTTTTCTAGCAACACGATTCTGTGCCAGTTTAGAAACAAACTTGATTTCAGCGCCAGCAAGAGATTTCAAAGATTTCAAATCTAATCTATCAAGCATGGCAATCAATTTCTTGTATGTGTCGCTAGATGGATCAACTGTATTAATTTTAGAGTACTCAGCTTTTAATGCGGCAATCTGAGATGGACTAAAAGATTCTTCAACAGTCTCTTCTGTTCTCAATGATTTCTTTTGTTGCTGAATTGCTTTGCGTTCTTTCTCTTGCTTCAAACGCAACTGAATCGACTTCAATGTCAACTTAGCACGTTTCTCTGCTGATTGTGTGTCTTTAATTGAAGTGCCAGAACCAACTTCTGCTTCTTTAATGTTTTTGTCAGTCATCTATATCTCCTATTAACTGTCTACTTTAGCGCCAGCACGCCATTGATAACACGACCAGTAATTTGCTTTCCATTTTGGTCCTGGATTATCACAACCATGTCTTGCTCTGAAACTTGCTCTACGTTCTGGATCGTCACGTTTGATTTCCATATTGGGATCACCGAAACGAACGATAACAACATTACCATTTGGTCCCATAGTGTATACACCAAACTTCTTTGGACCATCAGGTGTTCTGAATGGATTATTAAGTGTAACTGTTTTGCCTTGATAGTCTGCTTCGACTAAAATGCTTTCCCAATCAACTTCTTCTAAAATTTCAGTTTCTTCTGCGACACTATCTTTTGGCACACAATCAGGAACCATTTTGTTCCCTTTCTTTTTCATGCCAACTTGTTTATGTGTGTCCCAACATTTTTCTTCTAAGTCTTTGCAGTCATCGCAACATTCATCTTCTTCATCAAAGACTTTATACTTTCTTTGTGTAGCAGGTTCATTGACTGTATTGCTTGCAGTCTCTTGTGAATACTTAGCTGTGACGATTTCTAGGCTTTGACCAGGAGTTTCTCTGGAGTACGCAATACGCATTGCATCTGTGCCCCACTCTAACGCTTCTGCAAATTTAGAGAACTCTTCGTTGCTTTTTACTTTAGATGCTAAGTCGCTATCCGCACCGCCCCATGTTCCTTTACCCTTTGTGATAAAAGAATTCACTCTAGCGAATGCCCATTGTTGTGGTGTTGTTCCAGGTCTATGTCCGCCTTGCCAAGCCGCCATACCACGATTGTAAACTTGTTTTAGAATGCCATAAGAAATGCCAGACTTCTCCGCTTTCTTTTTCAAGCCTTCAATCTCTTCTAAGATTGGTTTAAACTCTTCGTATGCGTCCCCGAAATCTTCTGGATCCATGCCCATCAATTCAGCTTCTAATTCATCATCATTGTCTTCTTCATCATCTTCTAATTCATCATCCGACATTTCTTCATCATCACCATTTTCAAATTCTAAGTAATCACGTACTGAAGAAATGTAGTCTGTCGCTTTTGTAATTTTAGAAAGAACCCATTGCTCTGGCTCTTCTTCCATGCTTTCCATCATATCTAAAACATCTTCTGCGTCATCTACAAGACTAGCCAATTCAATTTGCGCCATAGAGATACCATCCATCTCTACAGAATCGTCATACTCTTCGCCCATCAACTTCATGCCAGTTACATCTTGAATCAACTTCCAAGCGGCAGTCTGATTCTTATCAGCAATAAGTTTCTTGAGTTTTTCTTTTTGTTCTTTTGACGCAACTTCAAAGAACTTCATCATTTCCATCATACCGATGTTGCCTTTGTATGCGGCTTCTTGAATAGATTCTTTTTGTAGTTGTGTTTTTGTCATTCTGAACAATGCATCGCTAGACAATACCATGTCTAACAATGTTGACAACAAATTATTTGTTGCAGTTCTTTCTTGCGTTGAAAGTGTGTCGCCAGTCTCTAGTTTAGATACAGCACGTTTGATAACACCCAACAATGCTTTGTCTGCTAAACCCATACGAACAAGCATATCTAAACGTGACAATTCTTTCTTGTCAACTGCTTCACCATACATCTGTTTGAATTTTTTTGTATGCTTAGATTGTGGCATACCTTTTTCACGTGCTTCTTTATCACCAGGTGCGTCTTTGTATGCACTTGAATCAGAATCTGATTTTGGTCCAGTTGTTGCAAAGTGTGATGCACGTGCATCTTTAGTATCTTTGTCTAAACCAACATAATACTTCTTAGGTTGTGTTCCATCTTTACTATTAACATCTTTGTCTTGTGGTAGAGTTGGTTTTTCAACAATGAAATTTGCAAATGAGCTGTTTACATCTTCTTTAGTAGTAGACACATGTTGTTTTCTCAACAACTCATTTTTTCGTGCAACTGGAATTAAACGTACTGCGAACTTACGAATTGCTGGCAATGTTTTTTGCAGTCTTGTATCAACTGCAATTTTCTCACCAGTACTCAAGTCCGCATAGTTCTTACCACCAGCAAGTCTTGCTCTGAAAAATTTATATGCCATCTTAACGGCACGTTGTTTCAATCTCTTAGGATCGGCAAAACGTTTTGCTTGCAATGATCTTGCTCTAACTAAACGCTTTTGAATTCTTTTGAATTGTTGCGCTCTTTGTCTACGTTGTGCAAATGACAAAACGTTTTCATCTAATTCTAGTTCTTCAGACAATTTCATTCCTTTCTTAACCGCATTGAATAACGCTTTTGCGTCTGCGTCAGATAATTTTGATGGCACACCTTGTTTAAAACTATTAAAATCATCCGATGATACAAAACTACGCATTTTGGAACCAGACATACCTGTAACGCCTTCTGCGTCAGGGTCACGTTCTCCTGCTGAAATGATTTCGATTGATTTAAAGTCAAAGTCTTTGCCGTTGTACTTATTCAGCAAAGTCTTAAATTCTGGGATTCTGTCGCTACCTACCACGACAACTAGATTGTCGTATTTACCTGTGAGTTCTTTTGCAACTTCAATAATTGTACGTGCAGGCGAATTCTGAACCATAGGTCCAAATGCCTTTTTGGCAAACTTAACTTTTGTATTGAAGTCTAGGGGGTCTTTTTTAGGATTTGTGCTGTGAGAAAGATACAGTTTTGCATCAGCGTTGCGCTTGATTGCTTCAGACTTGATTTTATCTGCTAATTTTTCGTGCCCATTTGTCATGGGATTCATTCTTCCGAATGATAAAACTACTGTACTTTTCATGGAGGTTTCCTTAGACTTATCCTTGCAGGTCTGCCGTAGCCTAACTGCGCTTATGATTTATTTATAATTACCTGTATTTAGTGCATATGTACCAAGTATTTCTATATCCCGAGTTATACATAAAGGTGTCCGGTTTCAGATTAACCTTATTACCTAGAAACCTCTTCCCAATCCACAGAAGTCAAAGCACTAACAGTATTAACAGAAGCCGACATTGCAATTGTTAATGGTTCTGGTGTTGAAGTTAATGAGTTTCTTTGCAATTGAAACTTAAACAATGCTTCTTTCAAAATGTCAATCGTCTGTGAAGATTGATTTGTGATGCCGATGTATCCAGTTCCAAGAACTGTTCCTCCAGATATTCCCGTAGCACTCAAGTCATATTGAACTGAAGAATCCGTAATATCAGTCCATGATGGTGATGTTAATGTTCCACCCCTAATTATTCGCCAAGCAACACTACATGGGTTTGAGTTGATACCCAATAATGATATTGCAGTAAGAATTACAATCGCATCAAGGTTTGCAGACTTTAATTGGAGAGACACTACCGGATAATATGTTCCTGCTGTAGTCAATGTTTTTGGTGTTTGAACTGGCGTACCGATAGATTTTTGATCGCCACGCAATTCGTATCCACCTTCAGAAATTGTAGAAGAACAAATTTGCTTAAATGTGCTTCCGCCAGATACGGTTCCGATATTTTTGATTTCATATCGTAATGGTAAAGACGCTGTAGTGATATATGTTGAACTCAATAGGTTTGCGTGATGAAACGAATGACAATGAATCAATTGTCCATTGATAACAAACCCACATCGAACAGAACCAACACCCAACCATTCAATATCTGTCCAGAAAATTTGTGCTTGTGTCAAATCTAATGTCAATTGTGATGGACCTGTACCATCCAATGGGTCATAATTCCAGTCTGCTTGGAGTGCTGGCGTATCAACAACTGATCCACTTACCATAGACCTTTCAACAAAACTAATTGTGTTTCCAGATTGCTCTAAGAAGATTCCGTTGTTTGCACCAAAGTATCCGACACGTTGTCTTAGATTTGTTTTCGGTGCATTCATCACCATAGTGTTCAAAACAAACAATGACTTACCTGGTTGATAAGACATAACTTTTGTTGTCTCACGAACAATCTCTGCATTTGCAGTTCCGTTTGTCAAATTCAGATTAATCAAACCCTCATTTGATGAAAATACGTATGTTGTATTTGCTGTGTTTGACGTAGCCCAAAGTCCGTTGTCTTTATATCTATGTGAAGAATCAAAGAGTGTCAATGGCGTTGACATTCTTGCTCTACCGAATGCATCAACCGCAACACCTGTTGGGTTTGCAGGACCAACACGATTGCCGTATTGATCGGCGAGCATGACAACTTCAAAGAGTGTTTTGTTGTCTTGTAAATATTGGTGGGTGTCTTTTCTAAACTGTGCCATTATCGTTGCCATCCTTTGATTACATCAGGAGAGAAATTTGCATAACTGAATTGCATTCTGTCAACCAACTTGACAGCATTCCCCTTGATCTTATCGATTGCTACGTAGCCTTCGACACCAGTTACCTCATATCCTTTCTTAGTCAATAAGAAAGTGTTTAAGGTTTTAACTTCATCCATCTTTTTAATCAGAATCAATTTCGCTTCTGCTAGTAGATTCATCATTGTAAAAATATCTTCTAAGTGTGCTTTGTTCTTTGGTGAGAAAAATTGCAGAACTTTGCTTTTCTTTAGCATCTGAGTAGCACGCCCACGTTCGCCTTTACCCTCTGCTTGTTTCTCGTAGTAGTCTTCAATGTATTGAATTAATTCTTTAACGTGAGTTTTGACGTTTGTGATTTTCAATTGCTGGCGCACTTTTGAATTATTGAATGTCTTGATGCGTTCAATCAAATCATCATCCGTATTGATATAGTTTAGAGTAGCGGCATCTAACTTTTGAAATATCTTTCCAGCGTCAGATAGAATTGCAGTCACATTGTCATTCTCTGCTTGCGTCAACGTAGCTTTACCAGACACATCGTGATAGACTGCGCTTGTCATCCAAACGTTTGAATTCTTTGTGAGTGTGCTGAGAATGTCTTTACCAAAAACTGCTGACATTGTTTCGAATGTGTCGCCTTCGTATATTGTATGCCAAACGATACCAATCTTTGCTCTTTGTATTTCTTTAGCAAGTTCACTTCCCGTAGGTACTGCATAGACAAGAGTGTTTGGATGAAACGTTACGTATGATTCGCCTTCAATTGTTTCTGTCTTCAAGTCTGATTGTGTGAATAACAAGTCGCCTTGAATCACGCCTTTGATGTTGATCTTAGGCAACCACATCAAACACGCTTTGAGTTTGTCTGCTAAATCGCCAGAAGTGTCTGCATCGATATCTGCTGGAGTTTTATATACTTTAGGATTTTTATTGAAGACACCCTTCTTCGCAACAAAGAACTTGCCGTCTGTTGGGTCTTGTCCTGCAAAAACTGCTGGTGCACCATCCCACTTGACTGAAATGTCAACTTTGCTTTTAGAATGTCCAGCAAGCATATCACGCACCGCTCTGAGTGCGTTTATGCTATCTCTAGTTCCTTCAACACCGCCATTTAGAACATCGTCTTCCGCATGTTCCATGTGAGTGTTTTTCTTCTCAATAAGATAATCTTTAAATTTAAACATAATTGGTCTATCGTTGCAATAGACCTATTTATAATTACCTTCGCATTGACGCTTGATCCTTAGCATCATCATCGGAGAAAATAGGTACTGCATTGCTTTTGTGTAGTGTGCCGATGCCAATCATTTTATCGCCAGTATAAACTTTGCCGTGAATTGGCTTAGTGCAATTGTCACCAAATGTAGCTAAACTGGGATAGTTGGGAGTTTCACGAATGTGTGACTTTGGAGGCTTGTATGCTTCTACTGTCTTAGGCTTTTTGATGCCTTTAGAGAATGAAGTAGTCGGCAAGTTATTAAGCCATTGTTGATACTCTACCACTTTCTTCGCAGGAGTTTTTTTCTTCTTTGATTTTTGATATGTGTAAATCAACATAATTTATCTACATTCTGTCCATTACGATTCATTCTACGATTCATTTCGATTCTAGCCATCTCAGAGGATTCACGCATTTGTTTAAGTCTACGTTCTTCCAAACGCATATCGTCTTGTCGTTTATCAGCCCTATTAATTAGAAGCTGATTATAGACCTTGTCGTTATACTCTTTGATGCTATCGATTCTCATTTTAGCACCAACATTGCAAGCATAACACTTTGCATAAAGAACCCGACACCATTGCTAATCATGTATAGTTTATCTTTCATTATAGCAGATCGAATGAAGAATAGCAACAAGCCAGACCAGATGAGTAATACCATACTCAAAGGTGGTAAGATTGTAGCTTCCCCTTGAATTGCAAGATACGTCACTGGTACTGTTGACCCGTGAATCATAATAAGTCCTACCCAACCACAGATTTCTCCGAATTGACGTACAACCCAATTGTACCATTCTGTTAGTTTAATCATTTCAAATTTGTTTTTTAAGTAATTTAAAGGTTGGTTTAAATTTTTGATAGAGTCCGACTTCACGTCCATATGCTTCAATCTCCCATAATGATTCCCAATATTCATCACCTTGATATTGTTCTCTTTGGAACGTTACCAAGTTCCCTCTTTCATGGAATTTTAATTCGCCTTTTGCGTATTGCTTAACATGAACCATTTCATGTGCAAGACATTGTAAAAGTTTCTTGCCAATTTTATTCCATTCAAGATTAATTACAAATTGCTTTTTGTTTTTCGAGTCATCTCCTTTAGGAAAGGCTTCACCCAAGATTTTATTTTGTGCATAAAAATCTTTTATTACATTTAAATTGATTTCTAAGGAATTAGATAACCTGTCACTCATTAAACGACTTGCGTAAAAATGTGTAGCCATCTTTAATATTTTGCGCTCATTCTGAGTTAAAGTCACACCCTTTGTTCTGAGAATAAGTTTCATATTGTTTCCTTTAATGAATTCCTTCTGAAAATGTTTCTAATTGGAGAAACTTGTCTTCAGGCATATAAACGTCATTATATAAATCATCCGGTGAGGGATTTTCTGCATAATAACGTTCTTTCAATTCAATTTCAAGGGCGGATAATAGTACTTCAATGTCACTCTGAGACATTTCTTTGACTAGTCTTTCAATTGCCACTTTATTCATAATTTACTCCTATCAACGAATACTCTATTGTACCGCAAATATGAGGTTCTGTCAAGTGGCAATTGTTGCGTATTTACAACGATATTTAGAATACCGAAGTATTCAGAATCACTTTAAACCTTTAGTTTGCTAAAATCTCTGTCAGATTTCATACGTTTGCCAAAGTCCGACTTGTCAAAAATTGGCGCATCGTCTTCCTGCCCACTATCTGATATGTTAGTTTGCGCTGACTCTTCTGCATCATACAATCTCATTTTCGCTCTATCAACGCCAATCACAAAACGTTTGTTTGTTGTTGGGTCACTGTATCGATTCTTTAATTGCTTGACCATGATCTGATTCAATTCTGCAAGTTCTTCGGTAGAAATCAAAGCAAACATCAAGTCGGCTGTAGCTGGCAGACCAAACGATTCTGAAGTATCTTCAAGTCCAACATCGGAGTTGCTGTATCCACTACGTGTAGTTTGTGTAGCTGAAACAATTGGCACTTTATGTTCAACTGCAAGTCCACGCAACTCTTCTGCAATTGCTTTGATGTATGTGTATGAGTTAATAGATGCACCCATTTTCATACGTGCGGAAGAACAAATGTTCAAGTAGTCGATGTAGATGATATCAGGAATAAATTGACGCTTCAACTTCAACTCATTCAACAAGTGATTAAAGTGAGACACGTTTGCACTTGCGGTTGGATACTCTTTGATAATCAACTTGCCTTTCGTTTTTTCACGTAGACTAGAAACTTTCTTCAAGTATGTTTCTTTTGACATACCAATGAGTCTGTCAAGTTCGACATTCAACAAGTTTGCATCAATACGTTCTGCGATACGTTCTTCAGCCATCTCTAGTGTGATGTATAAAACGTTCTTGCCCATTGTTAAATTGGCTGCCGCACAATGACACATGAACAAAGACTTACCAACACCAGTACCAGCAAGCACAATGTTCAGGGATTTTTCTGCAAGCCCACCCTTAGTGATTCGATTCAAGTAATCAAGGTCGAATGGGATTCGCTTCTCAACTTTATGGTAGAAGTCATATCGTGTCTCTGCGTCATCAATAAAATCGTGACCAACGTGATTATCAAAAGAAACTGAAAGCGCATCTGCTAGAATTGTTGGGATTGAACCTTTATCCAATTTCTCGTTACCTGTTTTGCTATCGAGAATTTGAATGCTTTGCATGATGCCATTGTAGATTGCTTTTTCTTGACAAAAACTTTCTGTTGCATCAATCAACCACTTTGTGTCAGAAATTTCAATGTCAACTGTAATATCTTTAATGAGTGAAATTGTTTTTTTGTGTTGATCGTCTGTAAGATTTACTTTCTTATCGACCTCAATTGTCAATGCCTCTTTAGTTGGCATTGCATTATACTTATTTACATAGTTTCGAATTTCTTCAAACAATAGTTTTTCAGAAGATTCTTGGAAATACTCGCTCTTAATAAAGGGTAAAGTCTTTCGTGTGTATTCCTCATCTACCAAAAGATGTTTTAGTATTTTCTGTTCCAAGTTCATCTTTGTACCTTTTCTCTGCTTCTTCTAGTGCGTTTCTTAAGAGATCGTTTAAAATCTCACCGAGATATGATTCGAACGTTTTATTGCCTTTTAGACTCATATGTTCTTCACTCAGTATATCATAACTAAAGCCCATTGTATACGTTCCGTCAGGATTTTCATCATCGGCAAAATTAAGTTCACCAAAATGAAACTCTACTCCTTTATAATCTCCAGCATTGATTTTGATACTTGCAACAACATCTTTATCTCTATACTTGATATCACGCTCTGTCAGTTCGTAAGTTTCATTGATTTTCATATATTTTTTCCATATGTGTGATGTTAAAGTTTATAAGAATTCTGTATGGACTTTTTATTGGATTCATTCCCGCATGATATTTTTTACCTGAAAAAATTACAATTCTTCCCTGTTTAGATTCAATTTGTGTTTCTATCATCCAAGGCTTAGATGTATTCTTAAAAATTGTTGTTGGGGAATCTGTAGTATTCACAAAGTAAATCATCACCAAATGATCCTGCGATTCATTGTCTACATGTGCAGGCAAATGTTGATTCGATGTGTTATTATTATTCAATAATAAGTTTGCCTTAACTCTTTTATAAAATAATTTATATCCAAGTCTTCTTGATACTTCATGCGACAAAAAATCTAAGTTACATAATTGCCAATGTTTTGATATTGGCTCGTAATCCGCATACATCAACGATACCAATTGTGGAGAGTCGTATGTATTTTCATCTGATACTAATTCGTTGGTTTTTTGAGTTACTGTTGACTGCATAAAATACCAAGGAAATTCTGTATTCAAAAACAGTTGATGTATTTTATTGCTGTCAACATT